ATGGTGGGCTTGTGCCATAGCTAAGTTGGCTAAGCACCTACTCCTAGTGGTGTGCGTGTTGTTGAAATCACTGTAGTCTAAACATGCAATTATGCTGCCAGCGTAATAACTGTCTCTCAGTCCTCCAGTTGTGCGCCTGACATCTTCTGGCGTCTGACGCATTACTGATCCTCTTATCGATAGGTATTTCTCAAGGTTGTTCGAGGCAAAAGCAGCCACTGCATAAGAATTGTCATCAGCAGCTCGCAGCGGCCTCCGTTTGAGCCCGGGCTCGTTTTTTGTTGCTGCGCGGCATGTCATGATCGGTTTGGTTGCCAGCATGTTCTGAATATGCCTGCCTGTTGTACAGCTTAGGGTTATAGCTTTTGTCGCAACTATTCTTTTGTCCTGGGCTATTGTTTTAAGCATTGCTATGTTTCTAATCTTCTGGGAACTTGATCCATGGGGTAGCCAGACAGCTCGCGTTGCCCACCAAGCCTCTGCATCTTGTGGCATGTTTGGGGCCATCGATACTGCCTCAGAACAATAACTCCTGAGTTCATTGTACAAATCTATATGCCAGCAGTCGCAATCAGAATATACGCCAACCCGATAGGCATGTGGTTGGCTGGCATAACGCCGACATTCTAGCTCCTCATCTACATCATGTCTTCTTAGGTCTCTGCCGAGGACAGTCTTGATTCTAGCTACGTAAGTGTGGTGATAGTTTGGGATCTTGTTTTCAACATGCTGGTTCACCTCTAAGTGGGTGGCATTTCGTGCTATCGTCTCTATATCATGCGTTTCACGGTCAGCCCACTCCGCCGTTGGTGTGGTGGCAAGAGCTGCTGCTACTTTTGTGGCCCCCAACACATATAATGATGAACATAGCATGATTATAGTACTCACTATATACTCCATTTCTCCTTGATTACCATTATATATGGCTTCAATCAATGGCATAGGCATTGACGCGTGATTGACAACGCTTTGCAGCGATACACGCATTCTGCCTACGAAACCTGCAGGTGCCTTCCTGAATAGGGTTGGGTCCGCTTTGAACCTTTGCCTGTTTCCGGTCCGACTGGCAACCTGCTGTTTTTTTGCCTGGCGATCCATGCGGCGTAGGCCCCTGCAGCTTTCCACCTGGCCCATGTCTCCGTGTCACATAGCCCTGGTCCCGCACCTAAGCGCACTAGGTGGCTGCAACACTGTGTGCTGTCAGCTAGTCTGTTGTAGCCACCTGGAATTCTTGCAACGCGCTCACATCCGTCGCATAGTTCTGGATTGTACTTAAGCCAGACTGGCCTAGCCGTGGTGCTTGGACCGCCGTTGGTTCGGCCGAGATGCCGGCAACGGCTCCCACACTCGGCTGGCCTTTTCCCAATACGGCTGCTGCTGTTTGGTCTATTAATGGCCCTATCTCTTCAACTTGACCAAATGACGGTATGCTAGCTTCCATCACCCGCGCGTCATTGAGACGTATCTGCTCCCCAATGGTGTCATAAGCGTGTTGCAGACTCCCCGTTGGGTCAGCACGTTGTACGCTTGCAAAATAGGTTCTTATGTTCTCATAAAGCCACTTCAAGCTGGTGTTGTCGTATACAATGCTTGGTGGCATACGCCAGCCCTCTAATGCCCTCGTTGACGGCCTTATTCTTGGCCCAGTTGGATCCTCAGCAGCCAATACAGTTGTTTGGATGACTTCATCAGTCTTGGCTAGTTCTCGTATGACAGTTGGAATGTAGGTTTCATCGGCTTGATGGCTCGATGGTTCACTGGTTTGTGACCCTGTTGCCCCTTCATTGTTGCTGTCATCACTGTCACTATCATCACCATGCCTCCCTTCTTCTTTTCCTCCTTCTCTTGGAACACCAGTGGCCTTGCCTGTGTAGCGTTGCCTCGGCAACAGTGGTGTGTCCAGCGCCGTTTCTTGGTCAATTGCGTCCATCTCATTTTCACTAGCATGTGATGCGAACCAAGTCGCTTCTCTCCTCCTCTTGAGTATAGCTAGCGTGTTTATGTAGTCATTAGCCGTGTCAAATACTATTATGTGTCTTGTGTGTCTTCTGCTTGCACCATCATCTGGGAACAATGCCCCTGTTAACTGTCTGCTCCCTTTTGCCCAGTTAAGACTGCTTATGGTCTGGGTTGCAGGCGAGACATCAGCATAGCCCACCTTGGCCCCTGCAGCCACCAAACTGGCTGCTGCAGCTGCACTATCCACATTAGTCAGTAAGTGCCGCACAAGCATAGGCACACCATATTGGACCACTAGCATGTCTTCGTTGATGGTGGTCTTGAGGAATCTGGCATTGTTTGGGTCTGCACTTAGGCAGCACTCACTCAATAGAGCCATCGGATGAGCTGTATCATGCAGCCCCCTCGTCAGTCTTATGGCTGTTTTCTTGCTGTGGGGCCATATACCTACAGACCACATGCTTCCACAAAATGGACCCAATTTTTCTCTTATGTTATATGCAGCATGAGCCACGAACCATTTCCCATTTCGTACTAATGTGGAATTTGCCTCACGCCTGCTATAGGCCTGGATGTGTTTTTTTGACCACCATGTGGGCGTGGCAGCTTGTGAAGCCGCCAATTGCATAGAATATGTGAAGCTGGCCCCAAGTATTGCTGCTGAGCGCAGCATATTCTTATATCCCCCATCTTGGTTGGGTCCAATTGGTGCGAATTCGTTTGTGCTCGCCCATAGCGTGAATGGTAACAGCATCTGGCCAGCAGTTTGCGCTTTTGGTAATGCTATGCTGATATTCTTTTGTAGCAGCTGCGTCCCAAACACGCCTTGGCCAAGTGGTCTCATAGCTAATTGCATGACGAGTAGTTTGGCCTGCTCAGCCTGCGCCGCTGTGTTTGTAGAAGATATAAGCCAGCTGATTCCTTGCTCGATGAGTTCGAAGGGGACCGTATCGATCAAACGTACTTGTTTTGACTGGTTGGTATACAATACGGCCCCTGGAATTGATGGCCACAACCAGCTCGCTACTGACGCATTGGTTAGTCTTGGTGCCGTTATCAACGCTAATATGTTGAATAAATCATCAATGTGACTTAGAGAATGCGTGTCGAAAAATAGACCAGCACCGCCTGCTAATGCGCACGTCGTGAGAGCCCCTGACCATGATACCAAGCTGTCAGCTTCAGCACTAATGTGTCTCATGTTCTCCACTGGCCTTGGCCTATATTCCGTGCCCTTATCACGGCAAGCCGCAGCAGAAATCAACATGGCATAGGCTCGCACATAGTAGCGTGTCAGTTCTATTGGAGTTGTGGCCGCCACACGCATTGCTGTACGCGCTTGCGGATCAAGCTCGCTGGCCCTGCTGATACCACTCCATGCTAGGGCACTAGCCAGCGTAGTGACTAGTGACCTATCCAACCAAGCATTTGCCAGCCCAGCGAATGCGGGGGCAAGCTGTATTTCAGTTGTCGGGCCTGGATATGTGGTTGGCCAGCTGATCTCATTGTGCTTCCACGCAACCTCATATTCGGCCCCAACACGTTGTCGTTCCACAACCTCATTGTCCTTGTTGATAGCCATGACTTCACCGCACAACTCTACCCGGCCTTGATGGCATCTGAATTGTGCACCACACTTCCCCAGAGCCTCTGTTGTATGCTTGTGTTCTGGTCTTTTTAAATCTGCATCGAAGATATTCATGTCAGATTTTGTGAAGTGCAGCTTCCGCATCATCCCCATTGGAGGCATGACTGTGGCCTCGTCACTGGCCCAGCCATTGTCGGGTGGTAAGCCAACAAACTTCGGTGGTTGCCCAGCAGTTTTAATTGGCTGTGTCATCAGGATGAATGTGCCACTGCCACATGCCGCATATTTGGCACCCATGGCCCGTAGCTGTGCTGGTGTCCCATCCAGAATAGCTATTGGCGTTATTGTATTCATATATCTCCCTGGCATCCACGTCACCGTGCCCTCTTGTTTTGATGAATCCTTCTTTAGTATTCTTTTCAATCATGATGGTGAATTTCGGTGAGTGTGCCCTAGTCACCCTGCATAGCGCAGCTCTGGTCTGCTTTGTCCCACCGGGAGCTGTGAGGTGTGCCCAGTGGCAACCTCCAAACGCGTATGCGGCGGCGCCGACGCGTGTCCACGTCTCAGCAGCCGCCTCCCGTACGCTACTATGGGAACCAGCAATTCGATGAGAATGCAGATTTCTCCTCTGCCAGTCATGCCATAGGGCCTCCAAGTCTTCATCGAATATGTGCATGAAATGTGCCTGGCTGGCATCGCAATTCAGGTCATTGTGCTTGCCACAGAAGATCTCAATGTCTCCTTTGAACAGCTTCTGTCCCATGACTTCTTCGCCACGCATTAGATTGCC